TTTCATACGTTTCTTTGTTGAGTTTCCCTGATCCCTTTATCATTCCTCGTCCTCCTCGTCCCACGGGCGGAAGCTGGTAACATCACGACGGAGTCCGTTGCTGAACCACGCGTCGACCCACTCGCCGTCCTCATATTGAGATGTGTACCGCGCGGCGAAACGTTCGAGACGTTCTGGCTCGCTGCCGTAAACGTTCTCACACCGCATCCAGACGTCTTTCGGCGGCTCGACCTCGGGGTATTTGTTCCAAGCGTGCGGGTCGTACTCCTGCACCTCTTCGAGCATGTCGGCGTACAGCGCGGCGGAGAACTGCGAGCCCTCTCCGAACCAGAGAACGTGCAGTCGCGGTTCTTTTTGGAAACTGTCTTTTATGAGCTCGCGCTCCTTGTGCAGCCGATCGGAGAAATCTCCGTCACTGATCTCGTCGAGCTTCCGCTGAAGCTCATGATCTTTTAGTCTGTATTTCATTCGTCCTCCTTACCAGATCACGACGGCCCTGCCACAGGGGGTAAGCCGAACTTCGACGCCACAGACATATGCCTCTCCGTTCAGGAGATAGCCGTTGTCGTTGTACGTGTACGCGACTTCGATGTCGCCTTCCTTTTCCATAATCTCCTGAAGGAGTTCGATTAGTTCACTGATCGTCATTCCTTAATCTCCTGTAGATCCATATCCGCCCGCACCGCGCGCGGTCTCGCTCAGCTCGTCAGCCCACTCGAGCTCGAGCTCGGGGAGCGGGATGATGTAGAGCTGCGCGACGCGATCGCCTACGTTGACGTTGAAGTGATCCGAGTCGCCACTTGGATTTCGGCATTACATCTCCTTGAGTTCCTGTGCCGCCTCGAGCGCGCCGTTGAGCGCGGCCAGGATGGCCAGCGCCTGCGACGGGCTGAGGTTGTCGATGTAGAAGGTTCGAGCCCAGTTGTGCCACCAGACGACAAAGCTGACATTCCCGTTGGACAACGGCTTGAACGCGCAGGTGACATTGGAGCAGACGGCTAGCTTGCCCTTCTTGAGTTCGAGCTTTTTGTCGTGGAGAGCTTTGGTCGGCGTCATCGTCCAGTGCTCCCGTACCCGCCCTCGCCTCGGTCAGTCTCAGAAAGCTCGTCAGCCCACTCGAACTCAGTGTCAACGAGCTTTTCGATGCGCATCTGGGCAATGCGGTCGCCGTTATGAACGATGTACGGCCTGCCCGATGCATTCTTCACCGTGATGTAGACGGGCCCGCGGTAGTCGGCATCCACAAGCAAAGGCGTGATGATGAGGCCCTTGAGGGCAGTGCTGGAGCGGCTGTACACCACGCCAACGTATCCTTCAGGGATTTCAAAGGCGAGGCCCGTCTGAATGCGAACGGTCTGCTCTTCGAAGATCGGCGCATCGAACTCTTCGGCGGCGTACAGGTCAAACCCCGCAGCGTACTTCGTGCCGCGCTTGGGCATCTTCGCGTCCGGGTGCAGCTTCTTAATATTGATTTTCATGATTTTTCTCTTTTGCAAGAAATTCAAAAACGTCGACTGACGCGATCATGATTTCCCCTATTTTTCGAGAAACTTCAGCAGAGAGGAGAAGTTGGTCGCTCGTTGCATCTTTCATGTACGACTTGAACATTTCCGCGAGTTCTTGGAACGACTTTCGTTCCAGAATCGCCATAGAAACCTCAAGCGGGGCTATGTTTGCCTCTTCAAGGATTTCGGCAACATATTTATTCGTTGGTAAAGTCATCTTCATGCTCACGTTCCTTGCGTGGCCATGGCGGCCGTGATGAGTGAGAGGGGAGTCCTCATAGCAGCGCTCCTTCAGGCACGGGGTCGGCTTCTCGGGCGGCTGTGATCTCGAGGCGGTAGATGTCGAGCACCTTCGCGGAAAAATGAAAACCGGGCCAATTGAGTTCGTGCCCGGTTTCGTTGAATCGCCTGACGACCTTGCTCAGCTGTTGCGCCGTCATGCTGAAAGCGAGCTGAGTGTCGTCGATGATGAAGTGCCGTTCGCCGCGTTGCATGCGCGGCCAGAGGTAGCGCAGAAGCAGTTTTGCGGGTGTTTGTGTCTTGGTCATGGCTGCCTCCTGTTTCTGCCTAGCGGATGCTGACGCTCTCGCGCTCAATCAGTTCACAGCCGGGGACGCAGCCGCCGGCGGAAATGGTTTCCTTGATGAGCACCTTGTTCGGGCTGATCGTGATCTTCTTCGTCGTGAAGGCCTCGGGGATCGCCTGCTCCTGGTTGATCTGAACGGCCTGCGTCGTGCGGATGCTCACGCTCACTCGGGCGGTCTTGACCTTGCCGGTCGCATGCAGCGCATCGAGGAGCATGGCCTTGAGGTAGTCCGAGCGCTTCTGCATCGACTTGACGCGGGAGAGCATGCGGTCGGCCTCTTCCTTGGCGGCTTTGGCCTCGGCATCGAGCTCGCGGAGGTAGAGGGCCGTGGCCTCGATCTTGTCGGATGCTTCAGCCTCGACGGCGTGGAGCGCGTCGGCCTGAAGGATTTCCCCAGTCTCAGGATCACAGTCAATACCGTCAAGCGCAGCTCGGATTTTGGTTGGGATTTCATACAATTTCATGATTGTTCTCCTGTGTTTCTGTGTTTACTGGCTGGTTTTGCTTTTCCGCTACAAGCTTGGCGCACTTCTCTAGGGCGCAAATCACGTTTAGTTCAACAATGAATCTTGGGTCTCCCTTTTCTTCAAGTTCGTCAAGAATGTCGTTCAGAATGATTTGAGCTCTTGGATCCAGTACGATTTTCATCGCAACTTCTATTGCGTTTCTGCCTGCTAAAAAAGCGTCTTTGCTTTTTCTGCCAACAAGAAAGGCAAGCATGCCTCGATAAACTTTTTCGTGAAAGTAATCAAATTCCTCTGGCGTCATTTTTTTATGCTTTCAAAGAAAAAGCCCCCGGCAGTGCCGAGGGCTTGAGTTATTCGAAAAAATCGAATGACTGATCAATTTGACAGCGTGGTCAAGATGGTCAGAAGGGGACGTCAGAGTCGTATGCAGGATCAGATGCGCGTCGCTGTGCAGCAGGATTGGCCTGCACCGGATTCTCATCGTTGTCCTTCTTTGAACGCAGGAGCTGGATCTGCTCAGCGATGATCTCCGTCACGTAGCGTTCTGCGCCGTCTTTCTCATACTTGCGCGTGCGCAGACGACCTTCGACATAGAGCGGGTCGCCCTTTGCCGTGTAGTCGCGTATGATCTCCGCTAGTCGACCGAATGCGCAGATGCGGTGCCACTCGGTTTCCTGCTGGACGTTGCCGTCCTTGTCGCGCCACTTGCGTGACGTGCCGAGGGAGAGATTCGCGATGACGTGATCGCCTACGCGGATCTGGGGATCGTTGCCGAGATTCCCGATGAGGATGATCTTATTCACTGATGCCATTGTTAGCTTCCTCCTGTGTAGCCTGTTCGGTCATTGCTTGTTCAAGTTCGTGACGACGAGCTCTGAATGCTTGCGCGATCTTTTCGCGGTCTTCGTAGCAGAGACCCTTGGAGGCGATCTCCTTACCCATTGCCATTAGCTCGTCGGGTGTTTCGGCGCTGATTGTGCGGGACATAAGGTCGGCGAATTCGTCTGGCGTGACGCCAGCGCTATCGAGCCACTTCTTGATCTCTGCGCCGACCTCCGGTGTGAGAATTAGCGGATCAGTGCGAGAGGAGAAAAGTCCGGTACGGTCTTTCGACGCGTTCGCAAAGTGCCCGTCATGGACGAGATCAAACATGATCGTGAACTCATAATCGACTCCGTCGCGCTGCTCGACCTTCATGCCGAGCTTCTTGATGACCTTCTTACCGTTGACGTCCTCTTGCGCCATCTCTGTCTTACTCCGCATCGTCGCGATGATGTGGAGTTTACTGGTGAGCATTGCGTCGACAAACTGTCGATGGCGAGGTGTCATCTCGTTCCAGGCAGACCACGAGTTCCCGCGATAGCGTGCCTTCGCAATGCGTTCGACTTCCTCAAGACAGCCGCCCTTGCCGTTCCATTCATGCGTCATCGAGTCGATGATGAGAATGTCGTAGCCTGCGTCCTCGGCCGCCTTGATGGCTTCCGTGTATCGCTCTGGTGTGAAGGGCGCGTCCAGATCGAGAACGTCGAACTCAGGCATGCCGGACATGTCAGCGTAGAGAGATGCTGAACCGCGCTCCGTGTCGATGACGGCGATCTTGCCGCCGATCCCCTTGGCGAGCAGAAGAGCGCCGTAGGTTTTGCCGGAGCCAGATGTTCCCGACAGAGCGAGGCGAAGTTTTGAGGCGCTGCGAACGGCCTTTTTGAAAGTGAATGTCATGATGCGTTGTCCTCAGAAAGTCAGAAAGGTATTTCGTCGTCGTTGATCGCGTAGAAGTCTTCGAGCGACTTGTCGAAGATCGGCTCGGGTCGCCTTGCCCGATCGCCGAACCATTGCGCGCGCTCGAACTCGTCGCGGCTGCCGTACTCGGGGTACGGGTCGACCTCGTCCTCTGGCTCGGGCATCGGGAGCTCGAGCGGCTCAAGCGCTGTTTTGGTGATCGTCATGCTTACTCCTTTGGGCAGTCAAAGCCTGGTTCGGGGGCGAGGATGCAGTCGACGCGATACAAAATCATTTCCGTCGCCTCGAAGAGCGCAACTTCGAGCTCGTCGTTGATGGCGTCGATGATCTTGGTGACCTCTCTTGCCGAGCTTGCGTCCTTAAGGCTCGTGATCACTGCAATGAGATCGGTAGAGGAATTGGGATTTACGAGATACGCCGCAAGCACTTCTTCTTGCCTGTTCGTGACGTAGTTCTCGCAGAGCTCGTCGATGTCCGCGTTCGGCGTATGCTCTGCCTGCTGCGCGATGCTTCGCGCGATGTCAGTCAAAGTCTTCATTCGTTACTCCATGCTCCAGTGATGAGCGCGCCAGCGATGACGGCCAGCGCACCGAAGAAGGTGATGAGCGTCCAGATGCGTCCGGGGCGCTCGCATGAAAAAGGCTCAGGGGCTTTCGCCGGCTGAGCCTTGGTGTGTGCCTCCTTGCGGAGCTGTGCAGGCAGCTTGTATCGCCTGCGTTGGTGGTTTGCTTTCATGTCGAAGTCCCTTGGAATGTGTTCAATGATGTGGACCGGGTCGGAGAAGCTCATGCTGCTTCCTCCTCCTCGCGCTCCTGCCAGAGCACGCGAAGCTCCTCGAGACAGTCCTCGATCACGTCCTTGTCGAGACCCGCGTCGTTGGCTGCTTCGGTGAACTCTTCGATTGTGACGAGCTCGCCTCCGGCTGTAAGCGTGTCGAGATCGAGCTCGTACCCGTCGACGAGAATCGGCTGCTCGTCGGGATACTCGTCGTACACCGACGGGACGCCGCCCATGCCGAAGTAAAAACCGTTGCTCATGCGAAGTACCTCAATGCGATGACCGTGAGACCGATTGCGACGATGCCGCCGATCGTAAAAAGGCGAAGGCCGAACACGATGGTGTCTTCGGACGTAGGCTCGTACTGGACGAGCTCGTCGGCGCTGCGTCCGGTGAAGAAATCGAGAAGAGACATAACTTCCTCTCCGTATGGAATGGAAAAAGAAAAGGCATTCAGATGCCGCCGAAGGAGAACGCCACGCGAGGTGGCCGGCGACACGTGAATGCCTTCTGGTTGGTTGGTTGGTCGGTCGGTTGGTGAGTGAGGGAGCCGGGGTGAACGCAAAAGCCTCTCGTCTGCAGATGCCCCGGCTTTGGGATCTGGCCTAGTGAGCCGCCAGATCGGCACATATCTGCGTCATGCCGTTGCCCTCGAAGTCGTTACGGAAGTGCCTCTATGAAGCACTGGATGTTCTTCGCGACCGCCTCGTACTTGTCAGGCGTGCGCACTTTCGACAGTACATAGGGGTCTGTGAACATGTAGAAGCTGAGCGCAGCGGCGAACGCTCTGCAATCAACGCTGAGCCGGCAGATGTCTTCGGCGGTCGGCTTCTTGATGCCGAGGCCGAGGAAGTACCCAGCGGCGAAGGTCTCAAAGTCTTTGATTTTTTGCATGATGTTCAGGCAATAAAAAAGCCCCCGGCGTTGGCCGAGGGCTAGCATTAGTTCAGAGGGAAAGCTCGTTTATCCTTCAGGGTGTCTTTCCTGCAGATTCCGTGTGTCCACGGATTGCTGTTCGTCAGGTACTGACTCAGAAGGCAGTTGGTTTTCTGAGACTCCCCCGTATTCTTCTGCAGGTCGTTCATTTGAAGAGGAGGCGCGGCTGCTTCCTTCGAAAGTTTCCTGAATTTGCTCGTATCCATTGCAACCTCTTAAGGTGTCGAGAGTTATTGTCGAAACTATTTGTCGACTTGGCGTCATGAATAGTTCGTTGAAAAGTTTTATGACTGCCTCCTCATGCTCATTGGTGTCCGTGACCGTGGAGAAGATTTCGCGTGCTTCTTCCTTGTCGATCACAAAACCGTGTTCAGGGTACGAGGTCACGAGCTTGTTTAGACCTTCTTCAGTAATGGAGTTGGAACGTTCCTTGAGCCTGAAGCCGTACTGACTAGTGATCTTCATTGCTCTCTGAAGCTCGCCTAGTCTCTGAGGGTCGATCTGGGAATACAAAGGCTCTGCAATGGATGCGGAGATTTTTGTCGCAAAGTCTCCGCAGAGCTTTGTGGTAAGGCGGGACCCCATTCGGATATCCACGAGCGTTTCGGCAAACGAGCGCCGCATCTGCTCGTTGATGAAGTTCATCGACTCGACCAGGTCAAGACCGGAGCTGTGCTCGTAGAACTCATCATTCCGTCGGACCTGAATGTCAAGTGGACCAAATTCAGATAGGTCTCCCATCGCCAGCTCGTTTGCGCCTATTGCCATCAGCGTCCCTGTACTTTTGCACATGTACGGGATCACGAATCGAATGTGCTGGTAGGAGCGCTGGAGCAGTCTGGTGATGCGATACCCGGCACCGGGTTCGCCGCCGTAAGTCGAAAGGAAAAGCACGGCCTTCGGTTTCTTCTCAGTGACTGACGCCAGAATTTTAGAAAATGCAATGAAGCATTGTTTGTTGATTTCGCCAGACATCAAATAGACGTCTTTATCTTCAAAATACATTTTTACTCCAGACGTTGGTAGGTATTTCTTTACTCTACAGCGCCACAGGCTTTCTGGCAAACGAAAGCCCATCCAAACGCTCTCGTTAGAAAACGCTTGAATCGGCTTTCGATCAGGTCGCGGCTGCGCATCGTCTGCGCTCAGGCCGCTCGGTGCATCGCACTCTGCTTCGTTTCAGCTGATCCTGATCTAGCTCGTGGGGCGAGCTTGCGTCGCTTTCAGGTGGTCCCCATCCCAACCGCACTGGAAGATGCCCTCCAGCCGTCCGCTCACTTTTCATGCGCGACCTTTGCGACTACCGTTCTGAGCTGTACTGCGCGTCGCTAGACCCTTCTAGCCAACGGCGCAGCCGCTTCTCAGGCGGTCCCCGACACAGCTAAGTGCCGAGATTCGGACATCGCTGCAGTCCCTTTCTCTCGCTCCGTGCCGCCGCCGAGGCTCCTTGCTCGGGAGGGCGGGGTTTCGTCCGCGGGAGGGGGCGCTGTAGCGCGCCGAGAGTCGATGCCCTTCCCATCGATGCCTTGCCTTGCGGCTCGGGTACCAAGTGGAACGTATACCGTTCCGCATTTGGTACGTTCATGGTACCACAACGGTACCGAGAATGGTAGCCACAAGTTACCAAAATCCGGGAACGGTTTGATTTAGATCAACGGGCGTTTTTGAGGGAAAAAAAATCCCGCACGAGGCGGGATTGAGGGTGGGGGAGGGTAGCCGGGCGCTAGAGTTCTCGCACGTTAAAGCAAAGGACAGCTCTGCCAATCACTTCGACGGATTCGCAGGTATCCAGTTGGATCGGCCTGTACTTCGGGTTGTCTGAGATCAGCTCGACCTTGCCTCCAGGGTGGATCTGTACGCGCTTGATGAAGACGGCGTTTGAGTACTGAACGGCGTACAGGCCGTCCGCCGCGAAGCGATTCTGAGACGTGTCCACGATGACGAAGTCGCCGCGCTTGATGCCTGGTTCCATGCTGTCGCCGTCGGCGGTGATGATGTGGAGGGTCTGGAAGTTCAGGGAGGAGGTCGACTTTGATAGCAGCCACTGTTTGGTGACGCGGAGCATCTGGACCAACTGGATGGTCTGGGCAAGCTCCCCGCCGTAGCCGCACGATCCCCTGACGTCGAACACAGGGATCGAAACGACGTCCGCATTTGGCTCTAGGGTCTGCGGGCGAGACAGGGACGTATCGCCGAACCTCAGAAAAGCGGGCGTGACATGGAAGTACTCGGCCAATGCCTCGAGGTTCTCGTCGGACGGCATCTGGATGCCAGACAGCCATTTTCCAACGGTGACGTGACTCGTGCCGATCCGGCGGCCAAGCTCACGCATCGATATTTTGCGCTCTTCTAACAGGGCTTTTAGGCGGGCAGGGAAAGACATAGGGCCTCCTTTGGTACTCAGATGGTACCAACAAACGGACCGTATTAGGGTACCACGCGGTTACCAAGTATGGTACGATACTGGTACCATTTATTTTTATGAGGTACCACATGAAGAAAGTTTCTGTTCGAGATGCCATCTCTCGATATGGCACTCAGCAAAAACTCGCCGACGACCTTGGTATTTCCCGCCAGACGGTCAAGCGGTGGGTATCCAACAACTCCGTCACGCGCAACTACCTTGCGCCGTTCTGCCGCCTTACTGGTTGCAAGCCCGAAGAGGTCAGCCAGTTCGCTGCCGACGTCGTTCGGATGATTCGCACCAACCGTTGAGGCAACTATGAGCTACGACGCGGAAAGGTGGGCTCGTAGCCAGAAGGTTGGCAACGCTTCTGCGAAGTTTGTGCTGATTGAACTGGCAAACGCGCTCAACCGAGAAACCGGCAAGTGCTACCCCAGTATCGAAGCACTTCAGGAGGCTACGGAACTGAACCGCAAGACGGTGATTGCCGCCACGAAGCACCTCGAGGAAAAGGGCTTCATCACGAAGCGTCGTTCGTTCGTGAACGGTAAGCAAATCGTCTACTACGGCTTTCCTTCGTTCAAGCCCGCCGACTGGGAGTCCAAGAACAAAAGTACCAAAACCGGGACTTTGGAAAGTACCGAAAACGGGACTTTACCTCACCAAAGTACCGAAATTGGGACTTTAGAAAGTACCGAAAACGGTACTACCGAAAGTACCAAAAACGGGACTGACGATAGTACCGAAATTGGGACTTATGAAAGTACCGTTTTTGGGACAGTAACAAGGAATAAGAACAAGGAAATAGAACAAGGAAGTAGAACAGGGAATAGCTTGACCGCGCAAGCGCCGTGGGAAACCGACCATCTTACCAACGACGGTAAAAAGGTCGAAAAGCCGAAGGCGACAAGAGCCAAGCCAAAGACAAGCTGCCCATTCTCTCCTGACGATCCCATCCCGCCTGAATACCTTGAGTACGCACGGGCAAAGCACCCAAGCATCAACGCTCAGACGGAGTTCACCAAGTTCGTCAACTTCCACCTTTCCAAAGACAACCGGTACAGCAACTGGCTGGCTGCGTGGAGGTACTGGGTTGGAAACATCAAGACCTACTCGCGACAGACTCAACGATCAACCAACATTCGATTTGAAGGACACGACAATGACTTCTCGTGCATCTATGGTTAACCGACTGGATGACTTGGCATCCATCATCAAGGCCAAGAAAGAGCAGGAGCGTGCTGAATACGACGCACTGCCCGAGGTAGTGATTGACTGCGCCATTCATGGCGAGCAGCGCGTCAAGGTGATGCCGGGACAAGAGGCCGACCAGATTGAGTGCCCGCTGTGCGTCGAGGAGCGCCGGCGTCGTGAGGATGTCCTCTATCACTTCAGAGACAACTCACTCAAGCTCGCTGATCTTCTCGGTGACGTCCTCTCTCCTTACTGCGAGGAGCAGACCTTCGAGAGCTTCAGAGTGACTGCGCAGGGCGATAAGCGCCCGCTTCAGCAGAAGGCCTTCAAGGCCTGCCGGCAGTTTGCTGTGCGCTTCTCTGAGCGCCTCCTGTCTGGTGACAAGGTACGCAGTCGCGTGGGCATCTTGATGCATGGCCACTTCGGCAATGGCAAGACGCACCTGGCTTCGGCCATTACGTCCGTTGTCCGTGATCAGGGGTTCCGGCCTGTCTTCCTGCGTGCGCTGACGCTGTTCAATGCTTTCCGCAGCAGGTCCGACAAGGCCAACGCTCTCGCAAAACTGTTGGCTCATTGCCCGCTTCTCATCATCGATGAGCTGGGCCGCTCTACCGGCAGCGAGTTCGAGCGCAATCAGCTGATCGAGATCATCGATGCGCGAGGCCTGCTGGGCTATCCCACGATCATCATCACCAACCTCGATGGCAAGGGCTATCTCGAGCTGATGGGCGGCGCCATCGCGTCCAGAACGCAGACGCTGTTCTACCCGGTCGCGTTCGACTGGGATGACTATCGGAAGGGCCAGAACATCTCGGACATGAGCATTGAGGAGCTTTTCTGATGCCGTTATTCAACAGTTGGTCATACACCTTCCTGTGCCTCGCCGTAGCGCTCATTGCAATCAATCAGTTCCTGCTGGCGAGCAGGTTGGAGCGAATGCAAAACCAAATCCTTGATGTTTTGATGCAGATTCTTGCGTCTGTCAAAAGAGGTGAGTCGGTAATGAGCAATAAGGAGGAGATCTGATGGAACGCAAAATCTATTTAAGCGTGACCGGCAGAAACGAGGGCGGCAAGCTCGTCCCGTTCCTTGGGGAAGTTCGAGTCGGTCATGAATCGGTCACAGTCTTCGGTGAGGCCGCGGGGCTTGAGGACAAACTCCGAGCCGCACTCGTTGCAATTCACTTGGCAAATGCGCTCGGAATCGCTGAGTTTGACATTCCAGCGATTCTCGAGGACTGCGCTTATGACAAGTCATCCGCCGAAGCAATGATGCGTCCCTTTGAGGGTTATTGCCCGGCGGACGACGAGAAGATCAAGACGGCTCACGCCTTCTTTAATCGCATCTATGGCTCGAGCGTCTTTCTCTACTTCAAAGGTGAGAGCCAGCGCAAGCGAATCATGACAATCGAGGAGGTGATCTGATGGACCTTTACAGCAAGCTCATCGTCACTCTCCTCGCCGTCTGTGTTGCCGTCTGGTCGTGGAGGAACTATCTGCTCGCCAAAGTCATCTGGAATCTGTCTGAGCGGATCTACGAATTGCAGGACAGGGTTATGTCTATGGAGCGGGTTATGAACCATTTACGCCAGACAACGTGCAACACAGTGGATTCGGAAGCTTCTCCAGTATGGAAGCAAGCAAAAGACACGCGAAGCTCCATCTCTCCGGGGGAGGTAACGAAGCCCGGTCTGACTACTTCTTCTGCGAGTTCTTCGGACTGAGCAAAGTAGTCGGAGTCTCTCAGTTTGGCTCCATCGAGCTGGATTGAAAGGACTTCGCAACCAAGCAATGACGTGGCGAACGTAAAGCTGAGTTGATCTTTTGTGTAGCTGACGTTTTTCAGGAACGGCATTTGGATCTGTAGATAGGCAAGAACTGCGGCGACTACGGCTGCTATCGAGCCGATAACGGTAACGACGTCAATCAGAGTCATGAATTTCTCCGTGGGTTGGTTGAACAAAGCAGAACTTCTCAGGGCCCTGCATGTCAATCATCCCACGGGGAACCAGATAGGTAAAGGGAAGGAAATGGACGAAATCGAATGCCTTATAGGGAGCGTCCTGCTTTTCGCGATGCTCGTCGCGTGGGTTTTCGAGGGCGACTGGTTCGATGACTGATGAGGAAATATCCATGAGAAAAAAGCATCTACGCGTCGTCCTACCGTGGCCGGCACATGGACTCTCGCCGAATGCGCGCTGCCACTGGGCCATCAAGCGCAAGCTCGTAGCGGCTGCTAGGCGCGTCGCTTTTGCCGCCGCATACAGCAAAGCAGAGGGCCGTCGGGCCGTGCCGGATGGGAGCATCGGATATCGATGCACGTTCTTCCCGCCTGACCGACGGGCGCGCGACGAGGACAACTTGATCGCGTCGCTCAAGTCTTCACTCGACGGCATCGCTCAGGCACTGCGCATCGATGACAGGTGCTTCCACCTGCTCGAGCCCGCAGTCCGAGAGCCTGACCGTCCCCACGGCCGCGTGGAGATCGATCTCTTTTGGAGAGAGGAACACTGATGAATGACCAAAAACAAAAACTCGGAGTCTCTGGATTCCTTCCGCCAGTGGCGTCAGCTTGCCTTGTTCGAGCTGCCGCCGACGCGCGACGAGTCGCGTGGGACAACTCGCTCAGGCGAGCAAAGATCATCGATGCCGCAATCCGAAAGGTCAAGCTCGAATATCCACGCTACTTCCGAGCACCGGATGACTGTAGCTGTGAACGACAACGGACGGGCAATCGGCGAGGATCATGTGAACGCTCGCTATTTGAACGCTGACGTAGAGCATGCGCGTCAGTTGCGGGCGCAGGGGTATACCTATCGGCAGATAAGCCAGATGCTTGATATGCCGATCAGAACGCTTCGGGACTATCTCTCTGGGCGTCGTCGATGTCAGTCTGTTGCGGGGTGGAAAACGTTTTTAAGGAGGTGGTGAGAATGCTGAATGCGAGACAGCAGGCGTTCGTCAATGAATATGCGAGAGGAGGCTTCAAGAATGCGTCTGAGGCCGCTGTGAAGGCAGGATATAGCGCCAAAACGGCCGACAGAATCGCCAGCAGGCTGTTGAAAAATGTTGAGGTCAGAGACGCTGTGGAGGCTCTTCGCCAACCGGCAAAGGAGGAGGCGATCGTCGATGCGGCATTCGTCTTCTCAGAGCTCAAGGAGCTTGCCAAGTGTTGTGCGCGACGAGTCCCGAAGCTCGACATCGTTGGGGAACCGCGTCTCGACTTAGACGGAAACCCGATTCTCGTTCCCGTCGACGCTGCGGGCGCGAATGCCGCGCTCAAGACACTCTCCCAGTGCCTTGGCATGGGCCGCGAACAGGTCGACAAGGATCAGACCATTCAGACGCTCTCAGAAACTCTCCAGGACCTTCTGCGCAAATGACAATGACAACGCCTAAGTTTGACCTCACTACGAAAGCCGGCATCGGCAAGGCCATGACGTATCTGGCCGCTGAGTGCTCCTCGGATCCTCTGCGCTTCGTGCAGGTTGCTTTCCCATGGGGCAAAGATTCCCTCGAGGGTATGGCCGGTCCCGACAAGTGGCAGACCTCAATCCTGACAGACATGAGAGACAAGCTACAGTCTGGCGAGGCTTGGGAGCACGTCATGCAGTACGCGGTGGCTGCAGGTCACGGCGTTGGCAAGTCTGGCCTTGTCGCTTGGATCATTCTATGGGGCCTCTGCACGTTCCCGGATACTCGAATCGTCGTGACTGCTAACACCGAGAACCAGCTTCGTACCAAGACGTTCGCAGAAGTGGCGAAGTGGCACAACCTCTGCATCTTCAAGGATTGGTTCTCAGTGTCGGCTATGTCCGTTGCATGCAAGCAGCCGGGCCACGATAAGACATGGCGTGCTGACGCTATCCCGTGGTCAGAGACTAAGCCTGAAGGCTTCGCCGGCTTGCATAACAAGAAGCGCCGCATCATCGTGATCTTCGACGAAGCATCGGCTATTGCTGATTGCATCTGGGAGGTCACGGAAGGCGCTCTGACTGACAGCGAGACGCAGATCTTTTGGTTTGCGTTCGGGAACCCGACGCGCTCGACCGGGCGCTTCTATGAGTGCTTCAATCGCTTCCGTCACCGTTGGAATAATCGACACGTCGACGGCCGCGACGCCGCCATGACGGACAAGAAAAAGATTGCTGAATGGCTCGCGGACTATGGCGAGGACTCTGACTTCTTCCGCGTTCGTGTCCGAGGAGAGTTCCCGAATAGCTCGAGCATGCAGTTCATTCCTCGTGACATCGTCCAGGCGTCGATGGAAAGGCCGATGGGTGTCATCAACTACGCGCAGACCGTCGCGATCATTGGCGTCGACGTGGCGCGCTTCGGCGATGACGCGTCGGTGATTTGGACGCGCTTCGCTCTTGACGGGCGCTCCATCGCAAAGCAGAAGTTCCACGGCCTCGATGGGCATGACCTCGGCGCGAAGGTGGCAGAGCACTACAACCATCTGCGCAAGATGGGCGTGCGCAAGATCGTCATCAATGTCGATACGGGAGGCGTTGGTGCATCACCTGTCGACTGGCTTCGTCACAACGGGTATCCCGTCAATGCGGTCAACTTCGGTGCGGGCGCGGTCAACACGCAGCGCTACAAGAACCTGCGTGCAGAGATGTGGGGCCGCATGAAGGCGTGGATCGCGCAGGGTGGCTGCTTGCCGCAGGACTCTGATCTTGAGACTGACCTGACCGGTGTTGAGTACGGCTACACGCCGACGAATCAAATCCTTCTCGAGAAGAAAGAGGACATGAAAAAGCGCGGCATGGCGTCGCCTGACAATGCCGACGCGCTGGCTCTCACGTTCGCGGTCCGCATGAACGAGTACATCGACAACCCGACGCCGCCGGCAGGACGACGACGTCAGGAGATCAGGAGCCGAGATCCGTATCGATGACTTACATCAGGACTTCTGTTGGTTTCGTTGGCTTTGTGGGCATCTTTTTAAGACGATTTTCTGGCACTGGCACTGGCACAGGGACGGGAACTGGGACAGCCTCCGGAATCGTAAGAGGGATGATGACCGTTGTCGGAGCCGCATGTCGCTTCTTCTGGTTGCGATTATTCAAGACTTGGCGAGTGATGGTCTCGACCATATACTGACGCCCCGTCACCAGGTCTTGTATTTCTCGGCATTCGCGGGCTGACAGTTGATCCTTTTCGCAAACTGCATTTGCGAAGGCTCGAAGTTCGCCATGGCATTGCTTGCCTGCTTCAATTGCGATCAGTTCGACTGGGGACACGTCGTCGTCGAGAGATCTGACAGCTTTATTCGTACAAACAGAAGCCGCGTGCCGAGCAGACTCCAATTCACGACGAGTCATCTCATCATCGGCTTTGAGCTGTTGACGCTTGGTAGGGTCGAGAAGGGCAATGGATCTCGCGGTTAGGTCTTTGGATGCTGCGATGGCCCTCCCCGCTTCCCAAACGAGTTCTCCGATGGCTTGCTCTCCGATGTAAATCAAGAAATCCCCATAATTTTCAATTGTCGGAGCGGCCAAAAGCCCCAATGTAGCTCCTGCTGCTAAAGATTGATTTCTAAGGCGTGCCGTTGGTGACGCACTTCCTGAGGTCTCTACATCAATTGAGGTGAACAGGTCCCCGCTATTTTCGTAGAAGTCAACGTGTAATCGTCCCCAGTATGCTTCACGGGATTGGTCGAGAAGCAACTTGACGCGCGGTTCGGCGATCAAAATGCAGTCGGCACACGTACCTTTTTTGCCGATGTCAACGACTTCAGTAAATCGTTGGGACAACTCCTTTTTCAGGACATTCCGATATTCGTCAATTCCTAGCGAATAGTCAACGGACATGCCGTAGCGGACTCTGGCGGGTGGGTGTTTTTCAGATAGGCCGATTTTGGCTTCGATCTTTTGTTTCGTCGGTTCGGGGGAGTAGAAATCGCTGCCGATATTTCCAGTCCACGAACAGCCGGAAAGGACAAGCACAGCAAGAATCGACGACAACTTAAGGGTGTTCATTTGAGTGCGCGTGTGTTGAAGTTGATGAGGGAGGATGTATCCATTACAGGAGCATCCGATGACCATAAGTATCCGACGAATCACCTGCCGAGAGGCTTGGGAAAACCCCGCGTGGCCGAAGATCGTAAAGGAGTACGGCGAGGACGTGCGGTATCCGGACCTCGAGCCGGATCCAGACTATCAAGAGTATCTGTGGCTTGAGATCAAGGGGACGTTGCACAGTGTAGGCGCTTTTGATGGTGACCGCCTGGTCGGCTTTGTCAACTACGTCACGACAACCATTCCGCACTTCAAGGGGAAAAGGCTTGCGTCGTCGGAGTCGCTGTGGGTCGACCTCGATTACCGAAGGGCTGGCGTCGGTCGGGCCCTAATTGAGGCTGCAGAGCGCTTCGCCAAGGAAGACGGGTGCTACGGCTTCTACTGGGGTGTGAAAAAGGGGACGCGTGCCGAACAGCTCTTTGAAAAGGTCGCGACACCGATGAACACTCTCTTTTGGAAAAAGCTATGAGTGAGCTGGCGCTAGTCACAGACCTGCCCGCGTGCACTCCAGAGGATCTCGACGAGACGATGAAGATGCGGGCTGCTGTTGCAGAGATGCCACAGTATGACTTTCCTACCGAGCACTTCTTTCATGGCGGCATGTACGTCCGAACTGTCAAGATGCCGGCCAGCTCAATCCTGTGTGGTGCTGTCATCAAGGTGCCGACGCTCGTCACCGTTGCTGGTGACTGCATTGTCAAGGTCGGTGAGGATGCCCGAGAGATTGTTGGCTATGCCGTGCTTCGCGGAGCACCGGGCAGATCGCAAATCTTCATCGCGCGGGCCGAGACGTACATCACGATGTCCTTCCCTTCAAAAGCCAAAACGCTTGAGGAGGCGGAAGAAGAATTTACGGACGAATTTGATCAACTCATGTCAAGGAGAAGCCAATGTCTGGCGGAGTAACAGGTGCAATCATCGCGGGCGGTGCCATCGCGGCGGCAGGTGCTGCCGCTTCCGTCTATTCGAGCAACAAGCAGGCGAAGGCCCAAGAGGCCGCGTCCAAGCGCGCCGAGCAGCAGGCAAAGGAGCAGGCCGCACAGCAGCGCCAACAGCAGCGCAAGCAGGAGGGTAGCTCTGCAAATGTAGGTTCTATCCTCGAGCAGAATATGAATTCTGGCTTGAGCGGTGGATCGACGCTTCTCACGGGGGCGGGCGGTGTTGGCGACCTTAACCTTGGTGCTGGCGGAAAACTGGGGTAAGCCATGAAGGATAAGGACTTGCGTGAGCGTGTCCTTCGCAGGTGGGAGCGGCTGAAGGTAGAGCGTGAGCCCTATGTCTCTCAGTGGCTCGAGATCAGTCGCCACATCACGCCTGCGTCTGGCCGCTTCCTGTACACCAAATCAAAGACGAACGAGGGGCGGGACCGCTGGAATCGCATCTATGACTCGACGGAGGTCCGCGCTGCGAACATTCTGCAGGCCGGTCTAATGTCCGGCATGACGGACCCGTCGTCGCAGTGGTTCTCGTTGACGACTGGCTCTCCTGATCTCGATGAGTCGCACGCCGTGAAGGTCTGGCTTGATGATGTCCAGCGCATCATGGAGATGGCCTTCACTCAGACGAACATCTATCAGGCCTTGCAGCACACATGGCGAGAGGTCGGCGTCTTCGGCGTGGCGGCCTTTGTCATCGTCGAGGACCCCGTCTACAGCTTCGTGGCGCATCCTCTCGTGTGCGGTGAGTATTGCATCGGGTGTGACTTCCGAGGCCGCCCCGACACGCTCTATCGTCGCTTCACGATGACGGCGGGGCAGCTCGTCTCTCGCTACGGACGGGACCGCGTGTCTCGCGCAGTTCTGACCAACTACGACGAGGGGAAGGTAGATGAGCCCTTCGTCTGCATTCACGCCATAGAGCCACGCTTCGACCGCGATCCAAGCAAGCTCGACAACCGAAACATGCCGTGGAGGTCTGTCGTCATTCAGGTCGATCATGATGAGGATGCATCAGGCGTCCTTGATGAGTCCGGCTACCGCGATTTCCCTGCTGTCGTTGGACGGTGGGGCGCATCGGCCTCTGACGTCTACTCGGAGGAAGCGCCGGGCATGATGGCAATCGGCGACGCGCTTCAACTCAATCACCATCAGGTGCAGAAGGGCAATGCGGTCGACTACATGGTTAATCCGCCGCTCATCATGCCGGCAGACGCTCGAGACAACGAGGTCGACTTCCTGCCTGGCGGACGAAGCTACATTGACAACCCGGGGGCGGGCAATCAGGTGCAGCCTGCTTTCGCGGTGAACCTGCCGCTCGGAGACCTGCGCGAAGACATTGCCGACGTTCGCAGTCGCATCAATTCGGCCTTCAACGTTGACCTATTCATGATGATCGCGAATGCCGGTCACGGGCAGATGACGGCTACCGAAGTGGCCGAGCGTCACGAGGAAAAGCTGATGATGCTCGGGCCCGTGCTCTCTCGTCTCAACGAGGAGGTCTTGCGTCCGCTCATCGAGCGATGCTTTGACATCCTCGCGCGTCAGGGCCAGCTTCCGCCGCCTCCTGAAGAGCTCCGAGGGCAGAAGCTGTCGGTCGAGTACACGTCCATGCTGGCGCGCTCTCAACGCGCGATCCGTGCCAACAGCCTCGACCAGTTCGTGAGTCGCGTCATGCAGGCAGCTCAGGTCAATCCGAACATCCTGCAGAAGCTCAATGCGTTCAATCTCGTTGACGAGTATGCGGACTACTTCTCTGTTGCTCCGTCCGTCGTCGTTCCAACCGATGAGGCGCAGGCGGCGATTGAACAGCAACAGCAGGCCCAGCAACAGCAGGCGCAGGCCGAACAGATGCAGCAGTCTGCTGACGCCCTTGCGAAGCTCGGCCGTGTTCCGTCTGACGATTCCACGATGGCCGGCAAGGCCGTCAGGGGACTCGCGGCAATGGCGCAGCAGTAAGTGCGCGTGTGAAGTATGACGACTGACATCATGACACCTGAGCGCGATCCCTTCCGCAGGGAGGAGGTCGAGGCTCGAGAAGAGGAGAGGATAAGGCTGCAGAAGATCGCCAATGCGCTGAAGGCCGTACTGGCCACGCGCGACGGACGCATCGTTCTGTGGCAGCTCCTTTCCGACACGGGCATCTACCGAAACAGCTTTGATCGTGACATCGCCGTGATGGCCTTCAATGAGGGCCAGCGCAATGTCGGGCTGAAGCTCCTTGATCGAATCATGTCGGTGGATGCGAATGCTTACAGGTTAATGCAGGACGAAACGAATGGAAGCGACTGAACAGACTCCGACCGGTGGTGAGGGCACTGCGCCCGCTCCTGCCGCACAAGAGTCCGACACGAATGCAGGCACTTTGCTGACGTCTGCCGAAAGCAACGAGGGTAAGCAGCAGGCCGAGCCGCAGGAAGGCGGCAACGGTGAGGCTGGCGAAGCCGGTGCTGAAGGTCAGGCAGAAGGCGAAGAGGGTGCCGAGAAAGAGGAGGGCGAAGGCGAGAAGCAGGGTGCTCCCGAGAAGTACGAGGACTTCAAGATGCCTGAAGGTACCGAGCTCGATGCGGAAGTCGGCACGGCCTTTCAAGGCGTGGCGAAGGAGCTCAATCTCAGTCAGGATCAGGCGCAAGGGTTCCTCGACAAGATGGCTCCCGTGCTTCAGAAGCGCTCAGCCGAACGAATCGCAGAGATCTCGAGTGAGTGGATGGAACAGTCGAAAGCCGACAAGGAGTTCGGTGGCCAGAAGCTTACTCAGTCTCTCTCCGACATCGCTCGCCTGCGTGACACTTTCGCTCGTAATGCCGACGGCAAGATCGATGAAGATATCCAGGAGTTTCTCAGCTCTCCGATGGGGAACCATCCGGGCGCTCTTCGTTTCCTGGCTCGAATCGGCAAGCACTTTGGCGAGGCGAAGTACCCCGGTGGCGGATCTGCCGAAGACGGACGATATACCGCCGAGCAGTTTTATCAAGACGCAATGAAAGGAGGCAAGTAAATGCCGAATGTTGTGACTGACTCGAATCCGATCACTCTGGCGGACTTCGAGGGTCTTTCCAGTGATAAGCCGGTACGCCAGCTTATCCATACGATCCGCGACTACAGCGGTTTCTTTGATCAGGCCGTGATCCAGCGTGGCAATGACGGCTTCGGTGACCGCGGCAAGGTCGTGACGTCCTACCCGGAAGGTCAGGTGCGTGCATTCAACGAAGGTTGGGATGCTGAGCGCGTTACGGGTGCTGATGTTCGCTACGCTGCCGCCATGGTTCGCTCCCGCTCCGAAGTTGACAAGTCCCTTCTCGACACGCGAAAGGCCAATGAGCGTGCTGCCTTCCGTCTTCGCACGGATGAAGGTTTCATGCGCGGCCTCTCCCGCTCTGTCCTCAAGAAGGTGCTCTACGGCGACAGCAACCTCGAGACGCGCGACCCCAACGGCATCTTCAACATCGTGTCCCCGACGAACAAGGCTTTTGCCGATCGAATCATCGATGCCAAGGGTACGACGGCCAATGCTCAGACGGACATCCTTCTCATCAATTGGGATCCTGCCAGCACCTATCTGTTCTATCCGGAGAACGGCTCGAGCGCCGGTCTCTCCGTGGAAAACATGGGTGAACAGTACGCCTTTGACGCCAATGGTAAGCGCTTCCGTGCGGAAATCACGGAATTTGCTTGGGACATTGGTGTTGCCATGTACGATCCGCAGCGTGTCGTCCGCATTGCCAACATCGATTCCACGAAGCTCACGAAGAAGAACACGACGGGTCCGGACCTGCTTGATCTGATGATCGACGCTCTTGAGCGCCTGCCTGACGAACAGCAGGGCCGTGTCGCCTTCTACATGAACGACAACACCCGCAGCTTCCTCGCTCGCCAGATCCTTAACAAGGACAATGTCCTCCTGTCTCAGGACGAGGTTGCCGGCCGCAAGTGCATGACGTTCCGTGGGGTTCCGATTCATCGCCTTGGCACGGACATTCTGTCCAACAAGGGCGCTGTCCTGACGCTCTAAGGAGGAAACGGAAATGATGGACATCAAGCTCGCTTTCTGCGAAAAGTCTGATGCGAAGGCCGAGATCACGTCCGGCGTGGTCGACTTCCTTCAGAAGGCTCCGACCACCGGCCTCAACGATCGACCGCTTTATGTGGTCTGCAAGTTCCCGACGGCGCTTGTTGGTACTTCTCTGGCTATCGCCATTGAAGATTCCGACGACAACAGCACCTTCGCGACGGCCTTGCAGACTGGTGAAATCGCTGTGGCTGACACCAAGGGTGGCATCGTCATTCCGATGCCGCTCAAGCACCGTCGCTATGTTCGCCTCGTTGCTACGCCGACCTCGATCACGGCCGGCACGATGACGGCTTATCTGAGCGACGTTGTTGAAGTCCCGACGACTTACAAGGTCGAGGGCATCGAGTTCCTGCCGGGCGCTGCCGCCTAAGCATGAACAGCTGAAAACTCTTTCAGGAGGCGGGGCGGAAAACGTCCCGCTTTTTCTTTATGGCAACTGCTGTAGACATCTGCAACCTTGCGCTAGGAATGCTGGGCGACTCTGGCGATGTGACATCCATCACGCCGCCGGACGGATCGCCTCAGGCCGGCCACTGCGCTCGGTGGTATCCGCTTGCTCTTCGCAAACTCTACGAGGAGCACGATTGGTCTTTTGCGATTCGGCGCTCACGAGGCGTTGAGCTCTCGAACGTAGACGAGGATCTCTATGAGTGGAAGCACGGCTATCTCCTGCCGTCCGACTGCGTGCGTCTGCTTCGCGTATCTGAAGTCGGCAAGGAAGGGTTGCCGCTTGACTTTGAGGTCGAGCTCTATGAGTCGAACTCGGGCCGTGCAGTCTTCACGAATGCGACAAATGTCGTGCTGACATATGTCTCCTATGTAGACACGGCAACGGTCTTTCCGACCTACTTTGTGCAGGCTCTGGTGATCCTTCTTGCATCCTTTCTCGTCGGCCCCGTCAAGCGCTCGGATAGTTCGAGCGACGCGGCTGTTCGTCTCCTGCAGCAGTATGAGGCTGCGCTTTCTCGAGCCAAAACGGTTGATTCGAAGATGTCTGTTCATCGTCGTTGCGATGAGTGGCCGTTGCCGTCCGGCTTGCGTGCGAGGGTAATCTGATGGCAATTCGACAATATCAACGCGCCTTCAACGGCGGAGAGGTCGCTCCCTCGATGTTCGCCCGCATCGATGACGGCAAGTACCAGACCGGCATGGCGCTGTGCAAGAACTTCCTGATCGAGCCGCAAGGGCCGATCGTGATGCGACCGGGGTTCAAGTATGTCAACCATACAAAGCACGCGGGTAAGAAGGCCAGGCTGATTCCGTTCAACTTTTCCATCTCGCAGACGATGGTGCTCGAGCTCGGCGAGAGGTATGTCCGCTTTCACACACAAGGGCAGACCGTGCTGGGCAACAATGGACAACCGTATGAGATCGAGACGCCGTACATCGAGGCCGACCTCTTTGACATTCACTACGTCCAGTCAGCCGACGTGATGACGCTGGTTCATCCGAACTATCCGCCGAAGGAGTTGCGCCGCTACGGGGCCACGGACTGGCGTCTGGTTGACATCAAGTTCGGCTCGTCCCTAACCGCACCAACCGGCCTTTCTGTTTCACAGACGATCAACAATAATGTGACGAACCCGAAGGACTACAAGAGAACCTACGCCGTAACTGCTTTGCTGGCTGACGGCACTGAGGAGTCTGTTCGGTCGTCTCCCGTGACGATCGACTGCAATCCGTACGGGGACGGCTCGTACAACACCATCACGTGGAACGCTGTGACAGGCGCCGGCCTCTATCGCGTCTATCGCGATCAAGGCGGTATTTGGGCGTATGTTGGTCAGACCGATACGACTAAGATCATCGACGAGAACATCTCACCAGACGCCTCAATTACGCCTCCGATCTACGATGACGCCTTCAAGCAGGCCAAGGGCATCAAGTCGATCACCGTGACAGCGGGTGGCAGCGGCTACCGCGTTTTCGATGGCGGCCTCGAGCTCAAGCGGTACGACCTCGTCTCGAAGAACCTTTACGCTCAGTACCACCACGGCGGCGATACGTTCTATCCTCAGTTGCGTGTCGAGATCATCGACAAGTCCGGTGCGGGTTCGGGCGCGACCGCCAAGATCGAAACGACGACGTCGAGCGATGTCGTCTGGGACACGGGGGGCGACTCTTCGAGTGTTGACTACTACATTGGTGTGACTACGCTCAAGTCGATCACGGTCACCTCGCGCGGCTCCGGCTACGTCAAGCCCGTCGCTCGAGTGACTGTCGTGAAGTACGGCAGTGGCACGCTGTACGAACAGGAGCTCGACTTTGAGGGCAGTCCCTGCTCGGTCTCGATCACCGACCCGACGGGCTCGGGCGCGCAGGTCACGCCAGTCGTCAGAGACGGCGCGATCGTTGCGATCAACGTCCGCTCGGGCGGTCAGGGCTACACGTCCCCGAAGGTGGTCATCACGTCGACCACTGGCTCGGGCGCGAGCGCTACGGCCTCGGTTGACTCGGTCGGCGACTACCCTGGTGCTGTTTCGTACTTCGAGCAGAGGCGTTGGTTTGGCGGGACGTACACGCGTCCTAACAACCTCTGGGCCACTCGTCCCGGCACTGAGTCCGACATGAGCTATTCGCTCCCGTCTCAGGACGATGACCGCATCGCTGTGCGCGTGGCGGCTCGTGAAGCGAACAGGATCCTGCACATCGTCCCGCTTGCGCAGTTGATTCTCCTCACGGGCGCTGCCGAATGGCGCGTCTCTCCGTTGAACTCTGACGCAATCACGCCGAGCTCGATGTCGGTGCGCCCGCAGTCCTACATCGGCGCGTCGTCTGTACAGCCGCTTGTGATCGGCGCGTCCATGATCTACGGCGCAGGCCGTGGCGGGCATCTCCGTGAGCTCGGGTACAACTACGAGGCTGGCGGCTACATCTCTGGCGACGTGTGCCTTCGCGCACCGCACCTCTTCGACAACCTGACGATTGTCGACCTAGCCTACTCAAAAGCCCCGTCTCCCGTGGTCTGGGCGGTCTCCTCGTCAGGGAAGATGATCGCGATGTCATACGTTCCTGAACAGCAGGTCGGTGGCTTTTCCACGATCGAGACCAAGGGTTCGATCGAGTCAGTTTGTGTCGTGGCCGAGGGCGACGAGGACATTGTCTACGTGGAAGTCTTGCGAACTGTAAACGGGCAGACCGTTCGATTTGTTGAGCGCATGGTGGAACGACGTTACACAGAACTCAAGGAGTGCATCTTCGTTGACTGCGCCGGCACATACCGCGGCGAGGCCAGGACAGAGATTACGGGGCTCTCGTGGCTCGAGGGAGAAATCGTGAACATTCTTGCGGATGGTGCGGTGGAGCCGCCTCAGGTCGTCAAGGACGGGAAGATTACGCTCACCTATCCTGCCGAAGTCGTTCATGTGGGATTGCCATTCACGGCGGACATGAAGACGCTGCCGGTGGCTATGGCTTTGCAGGATGGCTCTTATGGCTCCGGCCACAAGAAGAACGTCCGCGAGGTCTTCTTTCGCGTGGTCAATTCATCCGGCACTCAAGCGGGGCCGTCGTTCGATAAGCTTGCTGAATACCCTGCACGATCGACAGAGTTTGCTGGCAGTGCACCTGATCCGATTACTGACGAAGTCGGATTCCAAATCCAGCCGCAATGGTCGCAGGGCGGGCAAGTCTGCGTTCGGCAGAAATACCCGTTGCCACTGAGAATCGTGAGCATGACGACGGTGCTCGAACTCTCGTGATCGTGCGCGTGTAGGTAGATAGGCCCTCTAAGGTGTAGGCATCTTAGAGGGTTTTTCTATGGCTACAAACTCGGCTCAATTCGGATACGGGATGCTCATCGCGCAGGGCATCGCAAACACCATTACAGCGCTAGGGTCATTCGGGATTTCCAAACATTCGAATGCGGCCGCGCAGGCTCAGGCCAATATCGCACGCATCAATGCACAGATGATGGAGCGCCAGTATCAAGCAACTTTGCGTGCGTCCGAGAAGGCGATTGTGTCAAAAACGATGGCTGCTGGGCAGGTCAAGTCTGCTCAGCGCGCGGCTCTTGCTGCCAACGGCATCGCAGTCGGCGAAGGTAGCGCTGCCGAAATGCAAGCGTCCACTGACATCGTCAAGGAGATGGACGTCAATCAGATTAAGTCGAACGCACTTGCTGAGGCGTGGGGCTATCGATGGAAGGGCGTCAGCTACGAAGCTCAGGCGCTTCAGTCCGAGGCTCAGAAGGTCAACAAGTGGGACAAGTTCGGTACGACACTGTTGGGTGGCGCATCTCAAGTTGCCAGCAACTACATGCTCATGAGCGCTTCCGGGATGTTTGACACGAGCAAAAGCAGGGGTGGATGGAACTACCCGGACATTGCGTCCAGCTACAAGAAGACGATGATCGGAGGGTACTAAATGCCAATGGTTCCGACTTTTCAGGGCGGCCTGCCCCAGGTGCAGGACTCGGGTAACTCTGGGTTCTCGCCTATCAGCGTGCCTCAGGATCGCACGGACTATGACGCCGTTATGAAGAAGGCGCTCATGCCTGTGCAGGAGTGGGCCAACTCTGCGGTCAAGGCGCTAGACGTTCAGCGCGCCCGTGTCATCAAGGCCGAAAGCGACGATGCTGAGCGCGAGGTGATGAGTGCGATCGACGCCCATCTCAACAATCCAGAGACCGGCTATCTCACAAAGATGGGCCGCAATGCAATGGATGATTACCAGCCCGCAATGGAGGCGATTACTCGTGACGTCAACGCGATTGTCGGCAAGTTGTCTCCGCAAGCACGTGAGGCTGTACAGTCCCGTGTCTATGACCGCATGCAGTCTGCTCAAAGTCAGGCTCAGCGATGGAACGCAAGCCAGACGAGGCACTACCAGATGCAGTCGTCCAAGTCCCGCATCGAGTCGCTCATCGGTGACGCGCAGAACCACTATGCCGATCCGGACTACCTCGCGAAAACCTACGCGTCGGTTGCGGACGAGTGCGGCTATCTGGGCGGCCTGATGGGCTACGACGAAGCGACGATCAATCAGATGGTTTCGGAGAGCAAGGACAAGGTACAGGCGGGTCGCTTCGCTACGTGGGCGCAGGATGATCCTGTGAGTGCCCTCGGCGCATTGATGTCCTCTCCGAAGGACGCGATGGGCGCGGACACTCGTCGCAGGCTCGAGGGCTCGATCTGGCAGCAGGCCAAGGGCCTTCTCGCGGCGCAGTTGGCCGCAGGGCATCCGCTCACTGGCGACAAGTCCGAACTGTGGCACGCGATCAGGTCCGAACGCACGGGCATCCCGCTTGTCGACGCTCTGCCGCTTGCCCGCCGAGCCGAGCTTTTCTCTGCCGTCTGGACGAAGCAGAAGGAAGCGCAGTCCTCCTCGAGGCAGGATCTGATGGCTCAGGAGAAAAACTCTCTTGCGCTGATCTCCGAAACTGGCGCAGATTCGGAAATGCTCGGTCGCGATCAGTACGTGGCCGCATATGGCGAGTCCGAAGGCGGTCGCAGGTACGAGACGTACATGGCTACTGCCGAGACGGTCGCTGCTATCCACGGCTTCCGCACGATGCCCGTCGAGGCGATGGATGCGGTGATCGAGGCCGCCGCTCCCGTGCGTGGTTCGGAGGACTATGCCGACCAGGTCAAGCGCCGCGACTCGCTCATCAAGGCGCGCGACGAGGTCACGAAGATGAGGAAGGCCGACCCCGTGGCCTACGCTTCGGCGACTGGTGATTTCGGCGTCAAGGAAATCAACTTTGACGACGCCAACTCCCTCCTCAGTCAGGTCGCCTCGCGCGCACAGAGCGCAGAGGATCGAGCTCGAGCCTACGGCACTGAGGCGAAGATCTTCAGTGCGCCCGAACTGTCGCAACTCAGGACGCGTCTCGATGGGCTTGACGCTCGAGAAAAGGCGACTTTGCTGGCACAGATCGCGGCGGCCTCCGGCGACGAGGGCGTGAGCGTCGTTCGTCGTCAGATCGGCGACAAGTACGAGACGGGCTTCCTGCTCGCTGCGGATCCCGCGATGCGCGCCTCTGGCACTGCAGAGGCGTACTTCCTCGGAAAGGCGGGCATTGCCGAGAAGCAGTTGAAAGTGGGCATCGTCACGGCTCCGAGTACGGGCGTCCCGCTTCGTGCCGAAAAGCTCAACGGCCTGATCGACAATCCCGCCGTCCGTGAACGGGTGCTTGACTCGATCACTGCCGTTGCCGCCGGCAAGGTGATGGCGGGCGAGTCTTCTGGCACGGCGATGGATCAGGCGATGATGGAAATTGTCGGCGACATTCAGGAACACAACGGCTACAAGGTCGCGCTCAAGGGCGGCATGAGCCTGAGCGACCTGGAGAACGCCGTGCGCAGCAATGTGCGCAACTTTGAGCGCCTCAAGGGCGTTGTGGCCAAGCTACCCGACGGCACGCCTCTGACGGGCCAGGAGGTCGCCAAGATCCTGCCGACCGCTCGACTGAGGATGTCTTCGACGGGCGTCGATAACGATTTCGATGTCGTTCTGGCCAATGGGCAGAAGCTCATTCAGGCCGACGGCGCTCCCTTCACTATCCGCGTTGTGAGCTTTGCAAGATGATTTTTCTGAGAGAGTATTCGGAGGAGCTTCCGACCGCTCCGGTCACGTCGCCTGTGCCGTCGGTGACGGTCGAGCCCGTGAAGCAGGAGCCGAGCTGGTACACGGGGATGGGCGACGCTCTCTGGCAGGGCGCGTACTCTGCCTACCTTGAGAACCAGTCCGCCCTGAAGGGCGTGGTTTCCTCTGCAGGCATTGGCGACGACGAGTACCGCGCGTGGCTCGATGCGACTGCGGCTGAGAACCGTCGTCTCGTGCGTGACGAGTACACGCCCGATCCCGAGAAAACGAGTATGGCCGCGCAGGTCCTCTACGGCGTGTCGAACGGCTTGACGAAGTACGGCATGGCCGCCGCCGTGGGAACCGCTACGGGTCCCGCGTCGCTCGCCGTGACGCCCGTCGTCTTCGGCGCTTCGGTCGGTATTGCAGAGGCGCAGAAGCTCAAGGACGAGGGCGTAGACGAAGAGACTGCGCGAAAGGCGGGCATGACGTCGGCGGCAATGAACGCCTTCTGGGGTGGCGTGCCCGGCGCGTTCGGACGAAGCATCAAGGCGAAAGTGCTCACGGGCGCGGGGCTTGGTGCTTTCACGTCGTACAACGAGATGGGCGCGATCAAGGCGATCCTCGAGAACGCGGACTACTCTAAGCTCGCGCTCAAGTACGACCCGACCGATCCTGTCGGCATGGGCGTCAATGCCCTTGTCGGCGGCCTCATGGGCCCCATGTCGGGCGGCGTCTCGTGGAGGGCTCGAGGCTCGAGGTCGGCGCAGGCCGCACAGGCTCCGGGGGTCGACGCGCCCGGATTGACGGATGTGGACGTCGAGGACGCTGCACGCTACCGCGCGACGCAGATTGCCGCAGAGGCGAACCTCCCGGTCGATCACGGCAATGCGGAGCAGGTGCGTGAGGCGCATCAGGCCGAGGCGACCGCGCGCGAACAGATTGACGCGGGCAAGACCGTCCGCGTGAGTGAGAAGGCCGTGGATCCTGAGGTGATTCAGGAGATTCGCGAGAAGTCTCTGGCGAAGTTGGCCGCGCAGTCAAAGCGTGACGGCGCGATCCTGCAGAACCGCGACCGCTCCTCGAAGGAAAGCGTTGCGCAAATGCGAGGGATTGCCGCGCACCCCGACTACCTACGCGTCTCGATCAGCAACAGTCTGTCCGACGGCGCGCCCGTCGTGACGGATTGGGCGGATATCCCCGACATTCAACGCGGCACTGCTGTGACGCTTGTGGACGGCACTGGCGCGCGCTACGACAGTCAATACGTCGTGGTGGATGCCGACATGGTCATCACGTCCAACGACATCAACGGACAACCGAACAACCTGTACGGCGTCGAGGGCGTGGATGCGGCTTATGCCGTTGCCGGCAATGGTCGCGTGACGGCGCTTAATCACGCTTACGACTTGGGCACGGCGGACACGTACAAGCAGGAACTGATGCAGGACGCTGCACGCCACGGCGTGGATCCTGACGTCATTGCGCAGATGCAGAGGCCGATTCTCGTGCGCGTTGTCGACAAGGAGAAACTGCCCGCAGACATTGCGGACAGGACCAACACTCGCACGACTGCCGAGATGAGCATGGTCGAACAGGCAATCAATGATGCGCAACGCATCGACCTGGCATCGCTCAAGTTCACAGAGGACGGAAACGTTTCTCTCGATACGATCTCTCAGTTCGTGCAGCTCATGCCCGCATCTGAGCGCAATCGGTTGGTCGTCAACGGCGTTCCAACGGCAGAAGCAAATGCGCGTTTGGACGCTGCGATTTTTCAGTCTGTGTACAAGACACCTGGCTTGACAGGGCTTCTGGATGCAGGCAAGGCTCCAGCCGGAGTGTCGACCATGTTGCGCGCCTATCGAGCGCTCTCGCCTAAGTTACTCGATCTTGATGGCACTGGCGACCTTGACGTTCGTACCGCCATGGCTGAGGTGCTCAATGAGTTCGTTTCCACACGTGCAAACGGACAGAAGCTGTCCGTGTCAGAGCTTGCCGCTCAGAAGACGACTACACGGTCTCCGATGGCGCAGGCCTACCTCGACTACTTTGCGAAGGTCGACAAGGAGGGCGGAGGTTACAAGCGGATTGTGGATGACATCTCGTCCAGCGCAGTCTTGATCCGGAAGAACCGCGCGATGGCCGAGGCCGACGCTGCGTCTGGCGGCACATCGATGTTTGGCGACGTAACGACGCTCTCTCAGCTCGATGTAATGCGAGACTTCTCACAGCGAACAGGTGTTGAAATTGATGAAGGGCAGTTTATTAAGACTGATAGCCTGGCCGGAGCCGTCAAGTTTGAAGCAGAGCGACGTGGACAGGCTTTGCGAGATGCCATTGACTATGCGATGCGCAAGGAAGGTATGGCTCCTATTTCAGCTCCGAAGCCTTTCAAGTTAGTTGAAGTTGGGCGTGATGGAGATAAAGTTCATCGCGTTTTTGGCCTCGATGGGAAGCCCGATCTTATGGTGATGCCCGAGGGGGTTGATGGTGTTTTGCCGCTTCCGGTACGACTGCAGGAAGGTACGCTTAACGGCGACCACATTCGCAAGCACGAGAAGGAGCTTCAACAGGCTGGTTATTCAAATGTTGAACACGCACTTTACGATGTTGTGAGGAATTGGGCGTGGGTGTCCAAAGGAACGAAGGCTGACAGTTTGCGCATTGTTCGTCCCATTGTTGTTGATGAGAAAGGGCGACTGACCCGTGCTGTAATTCAGGTTGAGTTTCAGAAGGTGGCGGGAGTTTATCGTGTTGGGTCAGTGTTCTATAGCAAGCAACCTATAGAAAAAGAAACCCTGTTGCTTGATCGTCAGACTCACGACCGTGGCCTCCTCTCGTTACACAAAGGGCAACCTCAGGACTGGCATCCACCCGCGACTTCAGTCGGCAGCAACAGGGATTCAGGAGCTACGATAGCTGATCGTCAGGCTCACGACCGTGGCCACACCTCAAAGGATGTCTGGCACCCACTCTCGCCTTCAGTAGAAACTACCGCATCTCTTGATAAAAGTATCGGTCAGGATCTTGGTAATGTCAAGACTTTTAAAGCCCTTGCTGATGCAGAAAAACGAGCCAAAGACTCAGCAATCGTGAAAGAGAGCATGGCAAAAATTCGTGACTCCGAAAACGATGCTGAACTCAAGCAGTTGACTCGTCAGGCCCTGATTGCTCTTGACGACTCGCCGGATATGGCGATTCCGCTTGTGGACGAAAACGGAAACCCTGCCGCGATTAGCGCTGCCGAGCTGATCGCTCGTGAAGATGCTCGAGCGGCTGAGCTTGAGAAAACGGCGAAGGAAGGCGTTACGACTGCGGTTGCCTGTGCACTTATCAACAATGGGATTTAAAAATGACGGACTTTCGTAAAAAGCAGATGCGCAAAGAGTGCGTCGAACGCGTGCAACTCTCTCTCGGGAAAAAGATTACGCCAACAGAAGCATCAGATTTGTTGGCGGAGGTGAGGGCGAGAATGGCGGCGCTTCGTCTCAAGGATCCGGTGGCTTGGGATGCTATGTCTAAACAGGCGCGAGTAGATATGGCTGTCACGGAAGTCCAAGAGGCGATGATGGCAGCGGCGTTGAAGATCAAACAGCGTGCTCGTTTGACCGTGATCGCTCAGGCCCGTGTCGAGAAAAGCATAGCTGTTGCACGTAAGCGTGGATATCATGGCTATTCGGCAGGTATGCAAGTCTTGCAGGAGGTCGACCGCTATGTACAGGCGACTCAGTCGGAAGTGGCGTCTGACTTTCTGGTGGCTCTGGAAGGAAAGCAGAAAGGCATCCTCGGCCTGATGGAAGACAAGAACTTTGCTCGTGACGTTGTGCGAGAGGTCTACGGTCAGGATACGGGTTCCGAGATGGCCAAGGAGGTTGCCGGTGTCTGGGTGTCGATGTCAGATTCCGCCGTCGACCGATTCAATGCCGCCGGCGGCAATCTGGGCAAGCTCGAGCACTACGTGCCGCAGACACACGACGATGCGCGCATGAGACAGGCCGCAGAGATCCTCAAGGGTGACTCTGCCTTTCAACGCTTCCAACATGAATTTGGCTACACGGCAAACGGCGTGAACCCATACGGCGACAATCAACGGGCGTGGGTGGCGTATGTCTTTGAGCGCATCGACAAGAGTCGCTACGTCGATCTCAATGGCGAGCAGATGACAGATGAGGACATCGTGCGAATGCTTCTGAAGGCGTATGACACGATTGTCCAGAACGGCGCGGAAAACTTTGAGCTTTCGTCTGTGGCCGGTGAGGGCTTTGGCGGCGGCGCTAGCAGGGCTAACCGTGGTGATCTGCACAGGTCGATCCACTTCAAGGACGCCGAGGCGTTCATCGAGTATCAGGAGATGTTCGGTCATGGCCCCTTCTTTGGCAATATGCTCGGCTCTCTTCGCCGCACGGCAAAGGATGCCGCGCTGCTAGAGATGATGGGGCCGAACCCCAACAACATGAACCAGGGCATCAAGCGCATGTGTCAGGCCGAAGCGGACCAGATGAACGGCAAAATGCAGGGTGTCCTTGCGCCGCTCAAGGCAAAGCGAATCGGTCTGTCGAAGGATTACTACGACTCGGCCTGGTCGGTCCTGAACGGTGAGGCGTCGTCGGTCCGCCCCGACAGGCAGTTCGTCGCCAGTCTCTGGGGCGGCGCTCGAAACCTCGAGGTCGTCGGCAAGCTGCAGAGTACTTTCATCAACTCTTTGCCCGACATTGCAACGTACTTTGTCGCCTCTGGGTTGCACAAGGTTCCTATGCTGAGGGCGACGGCAAACCTCTGCCAGGCGTGGGGCGGCGAGTCCAAAGACATCGCGCGCCGCGCGGGCCTGATGGCCGACGCGCTTGCGTCGAATCTCGATCGCTTCGGGCAGAACAATGTCGGACAGGGTTGGACGGGCATGCTTGCCAACGCGATGATGAAGTTCTCCCTGCTCGATCAGTGGACCAACGGCGTCAGGCAGGCGTCCATGATTAACATGATGGGTGTCATGTCGCAGGTAAAGAACTGGAACTGGGACGCGTTGGAGCCGTTCCAAAAGCGACAGTTGGAACGCCTCGGCGTTACTGAACGTGATTGGAAGCTGTGGCAGGCCGCCAAGCCGTATAAGGCACACAATGGCGCGCGCGTCCTCACGAGACAGGACATCCGAGAGGTCGACCTCGATGTGCTGAACGGCATCAACCCCGATCCGGATAGCCTCGACCCGCAGATCGACAATCCGTTCACGCAGAGAGACGTCGATCACGCGGTATCGACCTACGTAGCGTTCCTGCGCGATGAGTCCGGTCTTGCTTCGCTTGCTCCCGATCTGAGGACAAGAGCCCTTTCCAACATCGCGGGCGGGCGCGGCACCTTCGGTGGCGAGGTCATGCGCTCGGTTCTGCTCTTCAAGAGTTTCCCGATCGGCTTTGTGCTGAGGCACCTCGAGCGATTGAAGGATCTTGCTCAGACTAGCGGGAATGCCAGCGCAACAAAGTATGCCGCCGCCGTCATTGTCGGCTCGACAATCTCTGCGGCCATCTCTGTTCAGTTGAAGCAGCTCATTGCCGGTAGGGATCTGCAAGACATGAGCGATGACGATTTCTGGTGGCAGGCCCTGTCTGTTGGCGGGGGGTTGTCGTTCCTTTCCGACATGATTATTGCAGGCTTCGACGGTCAGAATGCATACGGGTCTCCCAACGTCTTGAGGTTCTTTGGCCCGGTTGCGGGGACGGTTCTAGATACTTGGGATGTCGCCAAGGCTGCGTGGAACGAGGGGGTGTATGACAAAGAAAGCTCTGCGGATGCGAAGGCGCTCAAGCTCATGCGAGGTCATATGCCTTTCGTGAACCTGTGGTACACGAAGGCGGTTTTTGACCGCGCCGTTTACAACGACCTCATGGACTTCTGTTCTCCTGGCTATACGGCCCGCATGGAGGCATGGGGCTTGAAGAATACGGGGCAGGAGTATTGGTGGGCTCCGACAAAGCTCGAGCCCAGCCGCGCCCCGAAGATGGCCGACGGTCCGAACAAGTAGTGCGCGTGTGCCGTTCTTTTCGCACGAAACTGGCTCCCATCATATGGGGGCCTTTTTCTATGATTGAGTATGTGAAAAGACTGGCTGGGCCGTTCACGGCAGAGGGAGCGACAAACCTTCCTTTTGGCTTCAAAATCTTTGATCCGACAGATGTTTTCGTTGCCGCGTCGACCGATCCGAATGTGTCATCAATGGCGTTGGTATATGGAAAAGATTACTCGGTAACGATGAATGCAGATCAGGACGCGGTGCCTGGTGGCACTGTCGTTCTGAACTCTCCGATCTCTTCGGGACAAGTTGTCGTGATTGGTTCGGCTGTAGCCTACACGCAGAACACGCAGCTGACCAACTTCTCTCGCTTCCCTCCGGAGATAATCAATGAGTCTCTTGACCGCATAGTCGTCCAGATTCAACAGCTTGTTGAGCTGACGGGACGGACGATTTCGCTTCCCCCGACGTCAAGCCTGACCGTTAGCGAGTTCTTGGATAATCTGTTGAACGCAGCCAAGGACGCGGCGAATTCTGCTGATGAGGCGGCTCAATATGCACGGATCTGCGAAGAGATCAAGCAGAACATCTTCATCTACTCGTGGGACATCCCGCACG